GTAGTGTTTGGAAGTTTGCTGTGTCAATGCCAGGACGCATGGTATGGAACACTCACCGTGGTTTTATAGAAAGCATTGACACCAAGGCCATGTTGACGAGTCAAACTATTAACATGTCCAAGACAGGATATGATTGGATGGTCAAGTATCGCGGTGAAGCCACATCAACAACTACAATGACTTGGAAATACAATGCCGCACAGGCTGCCAGCAATACATTCAAATTTGAATTAGGCAACATGCCAGGTTCTACAGGTGCTGTGTTGTTTAGAGCAGGTGATTTGATTCAACCCACTGGCAGCAATTATGTTTATAGCACAGTTGCCGCAGTTACCAAAGGTAGTGCCGCAACACAACTGGTTGAAGTCCACAGAAGTATACTTGACACTCCCAGTGATACAGCAGTCACATTCAAAGTTGGTCCAGCAGTGTCATGGACAGTTACCTGCACCAAGATGCCTTCATGGACATTTGTTGAAAAAGACCTTATTGAATTTAATGGTGACTTTGAATTTCAAGAGGTCGTATAATGAGCACAGGTCTTAATTTAAGTTCTTATAGTTCAGTTAGACAAGCGGCATTTGTTCGCATGGTCATACCCAACTATGGTATCTTACGATTCAGCAGTCATGATGTGCCTGTTAGCATTACTGAAAGTGATAATGTTGCTTACTCATACACACCAATGGGCATCTTGTTGGGCATTAGTGAGTTTAACAATGAACTAACACCAAGTGGCAGTGATGTTACCATCTCCATGAGTGCCATTGATCAGACATTTGTTGCCAGCATGATGGATTACAAACTCAAAGGCAGCAGTGTCATTATCTATCGTGTGTTCTTTGATTCCAACACTGGTGTCAAGTTAAACATCACTGGCAATCCAAGTTTACGCTTTCAAGGCATCATTGCCAACTACAGTTTTAATGACGAGTTTAATCAGTTTAGTGAATCAGCAACTACAACGGTCAGTGTCAGTTGCTCAAGCATTGTTAAAGTCCTAGAACAAAAGATTGTGGGACAAAGAACCAATGACTACGAACGCAAGTATAACTTTCCAGGTTACTATTGCACCGCCGCAATACCTGGTGGCACTGGTTTCTCATTTAGAATAGCAACTACTACAACCAATGGTGCTATCGCCACAATAGATGAAATAGAACCTGGCACAGGTTATACCAATGGCACATACACTAATCAAAGCATAACAACAGATACTGGCTTTGGTTCAGGTGCTAAGATCACTGTTGTTGTTTCAAGTGGTGCAGTTAGTAGTGTAACAGTTACAACTCCTGGAACAAGTTATCGTGGTGATGATGCAGGCTTTGGGCGTGTAGCAACTATTGCCAACAGCAACTTTGACTTTGGTAAGCCCTTGGCGGTGGCATGATTAGACCAGCAAAGATTAGTGATGTAGAACAACTGTTAAAGTTGTTGACAGCATTTGCTAGTGCCAGCCTATTGGATTACAAGTTTTGGACACAGCAAGATTTGTCATGTGCCCGTGAGCGACTAACTAATATTATACTGTATCACTATCTCATGGTTGCTGAAGATGATGGTGTATTGACAGGTATGATTGGTGCCATGAAAGAACAAGATCCTTGGATTGGTAATCGCACTAGGATGCGTGAATTGTTTTGGTGGGTTGACCCAGACTCACGAGGCAGTAGAAGTAGTGCAGAATTATATCTGCGTTGGGAAAAAGATTGTGAAAGATTTATACGAGATAAATTGGTAGATCAGGTTAGTCTGTCTACACAACCAGGCAGCACAGATGTTAATCTTGGCAAGCGTGGATGGAAATGTGTAGAACAGCATTGGATTAAGGAATAGAATAGAATGGCAAGTTTTTTAACAGCGGCGGCTGCCGCAATAGGTAGTTCAAATATTGGTAGTGCTATAGTTCGCATCTTGATTGCTTATGGTGTCAGTAGACTGATCAACAAAGCAACCAGCAAAGGCAATGCACCAGGTGTTATTGACCAAGGCATACGCTTACAAGCGGCACCAGATACAACAAATCCAATTCCATTATTATATGGTAGTGCTTATCTAGGTGGTAAGATTACAGACGCACAACTGGTTGACTCAAACACGACCATGTGGTATTGCTTGACCTTGAGTGAAATTCCTACAACAACAACTGTTAGATTAAGTGATGCTGCCGCAATCACAACAACTGTTGATGAAGTGTATTGGAACAATCAACGAGTTTATTTCAAGGCAGATGGCATCACTGTTGATTACATTGTGAATCAAGATGGAGTTGTTGACACTAGCCCAAGAGACTTGGTCAAGATTTATCTATACAATGGTAGTGCAGGCCCAACACGCCCCAGTGACTTGTTAAACTATTTGCCGTCATTGCCCACACTACATGGTGATGCTAGAACCTTGATGCCTGGTTGGGTCAGTGATCAACGCATGTTGGGTTTGACATTTGCCTTGGTTAAAATTTCTTATAACAGAGATAAAGGTATCACTGGATTACCTGAACTACAATTCAAGGTCAGCAACAACTTGTTCCGTCCTGGTGATGCCATTCACGCATTTCTACGCAACAAGATTTCAGGTGGTGGCTTGGCTTTAAGTCAACTTGACACAGCCAGTTTAGTAGCATTAAACAATTATGCTGATGACACAGTGAGTTATTTTGATGAGGATGATGGTCAAACCAAGACCTTGGCCAATCGTTATCAAATCAATGGCGTTATTAATCCTGCTGACAATGTAATGAATAACCTACAAAGATTAGCAGGCAATGCAGGTTGCTTTGTAGGTTATGACATTGCCACTGGCTTATGGGGTGTAACAATCAACAAGGATCAAGCACCTGTTCTAGCATTTGATGACACTAACATTATCTCTGGTATTGACTTAACAGGCACTAACTTGGACAACATGTATAACGCAGTTGAAGTTGAATTTCCACATCGTGAGTTGCGTGATCAAATGGACATGATTCGTATTGACTTGCCTACTGAATATCGCAACAGCAACGAACCAGACAACATCCTACAACTAAAGTTGGACTTGATTAATGAGCCATTACAAGCCCGTGCTCTTGGTTATTTAGAACTGTATCAAAACCGCATGGATCAGGTTGTCACATTCACAACTGACTATTCAAAGATCAACACTGAAGCAGGTGATGTAATTACCGTCACCACAGATGTGTATGGTTGGACACTCAAGCCATTCCGTGTTGTGCGTGTGCGTGAAATTGAAAGCGACTCTGGTGGCCTAGCAGTTGAAATCACAGCACAAGAATATGATTCAACAATGTATACCGCAGGTGGTGTTCCTCGCAGGCCGCGTGTGCCAAGTGAGGCCATTGCCATTCCAGATATCTCAGTGATTGGAACTCCTGCCGCACCTACTGTGGCTGAATTCAACAAAGTTGCTGTGCCTGCCTTGGACATCACAGGTGTTACTCCTAGTGGTATTGTAGATCGTTTTGAATACTGGTATAGTAGTGATGCAGGCACCACTTATAAAATCTTAGGTAGTCGTAGCAACAGCAATGGCAGTCCATACACACAAGGCACTAGTTTGACATTTAGAGCCGCAAGTTTACCTGCTGGCAGTTACTTGTTCAAAGTGCGTGGTGGCAATGAAAAGGCATTTGGTGACTTTAGTGCTACTGTGTCTAAGACATGGGCACCAGTGCAGGTCACTGATCAAGTCACTGATAAAACAACCATTGATACGCCAAGTCTTGGTGACCTATTACCAGTGTTAGGCATGGGTGCCATTGCATATTTTGCCTACAAAGCATTTGCACCACAAGCCTTGGCAGCACTAAGTCAAACTGATTTAGGTAAGTTACTAGGCATTGTAGACCCAGCAGAAATTGTGGCCGCACAAACCGCATTGGAACAACAAGCGGCTGCGTTTAGAATTATAAATGCAGGCAATGTTTCATTCAGTGCTGGTGTAGATGACACACTTACTTTTCTTGCAGGTGCTGGCATTTCAATTACAGCAAATGACATTGGACATGAAATAACCATCAGTGCCACTGGTGAAACAACAAGTGGAGTTAGTAAGATCATTGCTGGTTCAGGCATCACAGTTACTCCCGCTGAAGGCACTGGTGATGTTACAATCAGTGTAAGTGGTAGCACAGGTGGTGGTGGTGGTGGTGGTGTTGTTGACGGAGGTGGAGCCACAAGTGGTTCTTACATTTTAAACGGCTCAATATTTCCTTGCAAATATACAGTCAACAATGGCACCACAAATAAAACAGCCATCTTTACACACGGCAACTTGGTATTTGCCAATAGTTCTTACGGTGGCGTTATTCCAGCAAGTAATATTGTTACACCAAATACTATATTGGCTCCAATTACAGACTATGCTGGTTCTTACTTGTATTATTCTACTTGCACATACAATCCAGCAGTGGGATTACAAAATCAAGCATGGAGTGCTTGGACCAAATGGAAGTCTTCAGCCACCATTACTGAACAATACATTTCTGGTTATACAAATCCACCACCTGCTGTGCCAATCACATACAGTGTTGATGGTGAATACATTGGCGGTGGTGCTTCAATCAAGATTCCAGATGCATCTACTGGAATTAATTATGATTCGTTTATTCCAAACTTACCAATTTATTCAACAAGAACTTCACAACAAGTTTTTCAAACAGTTAAAGTTGCGGCTGGACAGTTGGTGGTGTTTGGAGGTTGTAATGTTGATCTAGGTGACACTGTTGCTTTTTCCACCAACACAATCTTTGGCATTCAAACAGCCACTTATGTCACCAGTGGAGCAACTGGCTATCCTTTTGGCGGTGTAAAGGCGGTGACCAATGGCAGCATTTATGTTTCCCCAGATGCAACAGAAGTTGATAAGTTGTATTGGTCAAATGACAGCATCACATGGAACAAAGTAAAAGATGTAACATTTGAAGGCACCGCTATAACTGACTTTGTGTATAAAGATGTATTCAAATTATTACCTTATAACAGTGTGATTGGAAAATTCATTGCGTATAGATATTTTACTCAAGCCAATGCCACTCAAGTTAATGCAACAGCATACAGCACCAATGGTAAAGACTGGACTGAATCCGCAACTGGATTCCCAAACGCCGCACAATTAAATTCATTCAAGTCCAATAACACCAGTGGTGAATACATTGCCTGGAACCCAAATCAACTTAGTTCCAATTCTGGATCTACAATGTATTACAGCACCAATGGTCTAAACTGGACAGTGTTTCCAAGTTTATTGAATAATATATTTGCCCCTACAAGCACTACAGAATACCCCACTGGTGATAGGATTTATCCAGTGCCTGGATCCAATAGATGGGTTTGTAAATTAAATTATTTTACTCTTTCTACAACCACTGTAGGTGCATACACCTTCAATAGTGGTGTTCAATCAATTGAGCAATACATTCAAGCCTTAGGTGCTGCCACTGGTAAGATCAGCACTGATCCGTTTTGGAATTCATACACTGTTAAAACTACTCGCTCTAGCAACTTAGTTGTTATACCTATTAGTGCAACATCATTTTATGTAAAAATGGATGCTACAAATAGATGGAGCCAACCAGGAACAAATCCAGATACCACATTAACTCTAAATGATAATTTAGGCACTGTGTATGGAACATATACCATCAGTGGCAATACAATAACAGCATCAAGTTTTACAAGAACTTATACAGCACCCCCTGCTGAACCTGCTGGCAGTATAACAACCTTGGCCACAGGTGTAACACGCACTACAAATTATGATGTGCCAATTGCTTATGCAACTGTGTATCATTATCCTGGTGTTAGTGGGACTCCTGCAATTTATAGAGTAGGATATTATGGCATAGGATCTACAAACATATCAGTAGAATATGGAAATCCAACCAACACTGTGTCTTACACTGTCCGCTTCAGCACTTAATAAATAAACATAGAACCTTGCTGTTACCTTAGTGGCAGCATTGTATCCCTTAGGAGAAACACAATGGCTGGTATACTTTCCGTGCAACAGTGGCTTGGCGGCCCTGATCAAATCAAATGCGAAGCGATCTTCCCATCAACACAAAAAACATTACAATATAACTTTGGACAAGACATCACAGGATGGACATTTGAAGTTGATCATCAAACTTTAGTAGTAGACACACTTGCGTATGATCGCTACACAGGTGAACCAAACTTTGCCACCAGCAAGGTCATTGGCACATTTCCAAAAGTGGAAGTCAACTCAGGCAACATCAATGTTACAAGTGCAAGTGCAGGCACAGTGAACATTACTATTCCTGCCAACATGTATACAGGCCCTATTATTCCTGATGCTCGTAAAAACATTCCACTTACAGTTGTGGGTGTTACTTGGAAGACCTCAGGTGCGTTAAACAACATCAGCACACATCGTTTGGCCTACATCAACAATTGGGAGCCAGATGTTACAGCAGGTGATCCAACCGCCAGCACAAGCCCACAATACACAGCACTAGGAGTTTGATATGCCTACTGATATAACTGTAACTGAATTGAAAGAAACAGTCACAGTAACAGGAGACACTACTTCTATTACTGTCACTGGCGATACTGCAACTGTTTCAGTTGCAATAACCAGTCAACCTGTGAGTGTCATTGAAGAAAACGCAACATTTACCATCAGCACCATTGCAAACAAGAGTGATGTTGGCCTTGGCAACGTTGATAATACCAGTGATGTGAACAAACCCATCAGCACCGCAACACAAACAGCATTAGATACCAAACTCAACAAGTCAGGTGGCACCTTAACTGGAGCACTGACTCTTGCCGCTGATCCTGCCGCAAACTTACAGGCTGCAACAAAACAATATGTTGACAGTCAAGTAACGGCTGTGCCTGTTATTACTTCAACTGATGATGTGCCTGAAGGCAGTGTAAATTTATATTTTACCAATGGTGCATTTGACACTAGACTGGCCACCAAATCAACAACCAATCTTGCTGAAGGTAGTAATCAATATTTTACAACGGCTCGTGCCAGGGCGTCTGTAAGTGGCACAGGTGTAATCAATTACAACAACTCCACAGGTGTTATCAGTTATACTGGCAGTGCTGTTCCAGCAACTACAGATGATTTGACAGAAGGCACCACAAACAAATACTATACTGATGCAAGAGTCAACTCAGCATTTGATACACGCCTTGCAACAAAAACAACCTCAAACTTAAATGAAGGCACTAATCTTTACTATACCAGTGCTCGTGCTAACACTGACTTTGACACACGCTTGGCAACCAAGGCCACTACAAACTTGGCTGAAGGGACTAATTTATATTATACTAGTGCTAGGGCTAATACTGATTTTGATGGTAGACTAGCAACAAAAAACACAACTGACTTGGCTGAAGGTAGTAATCAATATTTTACTACAGCCCGTGCTAGAAGTTCAGTAAGCGGATCTACAGGTATTAGTTATACAGAGGCCACAGGTGCCATTGCTGTTGATTCAACAATTGCTACAAAAAGTTATGCTGACTCAGCGGCAGCCAGTGCGGCAGCGGCCATTGTTGATAGCAGTCCCGCCGCATTAGACACACTTAATGAATTGGCAGCAGCCCTGGGTGATGATCCAAACTTTGCAACAACAGTATCAACATCCCTGGGCAATAAGTTAAACACAGCAGACTTTGGCACTACATTTACAGGACAACTGGCAGGTAAAAGCACCTCTGATGTTGCTGAAGGCAGTAACTTGTATTACACAGATACTAGAGCCAGAGCCTCAATCAGTGCCACTGGTTCATTAAGTTATAACAGTAGCACAGGTGTGATGAGTTATACGCAACCAACTTTGGCCACTGTGGCCTCTACAGGTGCTTATGCAGACTTGACTGGCAAGCCCACCGCAGTTAGTAGTTTCACTAATGATGCAAATTATATTACTACATCAGGTGCTAGAAGTGCTGTAAGTGCTGGCACTGGTGTCACATATGATTCAGGAACAGGTGTTATTTCAATTGGGCAAGCAGTTGCTACTACTAGTAGTCCTACATTTAATTCAATGACGGCAACAGGCAATTTTGTTAAAGGCACAATACGCAACTCAACACAAGCCTCCGCTGGTGATATATTTGCATTGAACAGCAGTGCCGCACAGGCGGCAGCCAATCCATATTTCCGCGGTGTTAGTATTAGCAACAGTGAAAATACCACACGCGGTCCTGCCACTGTAATGAGAAGTTATACAGGTAATGCCACAGCAGGTGGCCCTGGATCTGGTTCAGCCAGTCGTGGTCGTGTGATATTTGAAAAGGCTCGTGGCTTCCCAGAAGGTGTTAGCACAGGACCATCAGCAGTTCAAGCCAATGACATTTTAGGTTCAGTTGATGTCACAGGTTACACATCAACAGGTTGGTTAAATGATACCATTCCAGCAGTTACTGGTTTCTTTGGATTTACAGCCGCAGAAAATTATGTGTCAAACACAAACCTAGGCACAAGTTTTGCTTTATCATTAGCACCAACAGCAATTACCGTTACAAGTGGTGCTAACCTGATTCAAGTCTTGAGTCTAAGTCCGCAAACATCCACATATCGCAGTGATGAACATACATTCAGCCAAGGTAAAACTGGCACAACACAATACCTGAACATAAACGCAACTAGAGCAAACTTTAGTGTGCCCATTAGATATCCAAAATACACAACCACACAGCGTGATGCGCTATCAGTAGACGCAGGTTGGGTCTTGTTTAACTCTACAACCAATAAACTACAATGCTATGATGGCACCATCTGGCAAGATTTATTTTAATTGAAAGGAATTGATATGAGAGGATTACCAACCCGTGGCTCAAGAACAGAAAAGAATCGTGGTAAGCGTCCACCTAAAAAACTCAACAAGTGATATTGTTGTTGACAAAGAACAACTGAAAATAAAGCAATCATGCAACCAACTGATACAAGCGTTAAGAAACGCAGAACTAGAAGAACTGTTACAGAAACAGGCAGCAAAGAAATGACTCAAATAGACAAGACCAAGGCCCAGTTAGATACACATGAAGCCATTTGTGCTGAACGCTATAGCCAAATCACAGAAAGATTTGCCAACATAGAAGTTCGCTTTGATCGTATTGAAACTGACATACGAGAAATCAAAGACAGCACACAAGATCACTTTGATGAGATCAAGCGGCTCATTAGTAATCAACAGGATGAAAAGTTCAAGACCATAATTGTCACAGCAGGTAGTATTGTGGTTGGCTTGCTGAGTCTACTGGGCTACATTGTGGTCAACATCAAGTAGTATGCCCAAATATGAAGACTATGATGACACTCATTATGAGTTAAGTTCTCGTGTCCAACAAAATGTCAATGCTAAAATAGCCGCAGGTGGTTGGTCAAGTGCAGACGAAGCAGCCAAAACAAAAGCAGTGGCAGATGCGGCAGCCCAGGTAGCAGTTCAAGGAGCAACCAACACACTTGAAACAGATGACAAGTTTGGTGACTTTATAAATTCAAAGTGGAGGCCCATGATGGCCTTTATCTACATGATCACATGTGCAACAGACTTTGTTGTGTTTCCTATTCTATGGAGTGTGCTACAAACAGTTCAAGGTGGACAGGTCACAAGTCAGTGGAGTCCGCTAACGCTACAAGGTGCTGGCCTGTATCACATTGCTATGGGTGCTGTGCTTGGACTTGCGGCTTATGGGCGTAGTCAAGAAAAGATAGCGGGCAAAAGTTAAAGGAGCATATATAAATTAGTAAAGGAAATTCAACTAGTTTATGAATGAAAATATGATAGCAAATCGTTGGTATGATCACAACTTTAAACGCACCAACAATGTGTATCCAACTCCCCAAAGCATTTTAAGATTTGCTTGCGGTGTTGCAGATTACAAGTTCTTGTGTGATACTGTGTCAACGGAGCATGTAAGAGCCGCTGTTGTGATTAAAAAAGATTTGGCATTTAGTCATTTGATGGATACACCTTGGAGTATGCAATATGCAACCGCAGATTGGCGAATGATTATTGTGAGTGTGTTGAACATTCAAAGTTGGATTGACCTTGCGGCAAGTTCAGGTGCAGATGCTTTCTTTAAAGCCAGTAGCATGACCATCACATATCAATATGAGCCACCAAGACTGGACTCCTTGGGTAATAAGTATAGACCACCAGGTGCTCCTGGTCCTGATATCCCTGAAGAGCATGAATTTGGACAAGAGAAAAAACCAAGAACATGGACTCCTCCCAAGCAAGACTTTGATCGTGAAGGCTTACTAGCAGACATACGAGCAGGAGTAATGCTACAACAAGATTTACAACTCAAGTATGGCTTGACTCGTAATCGTATCAAAGACATAGCAAGTAAAGTGGGCTTGGTTGTTGGACGCAATGATAGAAGGGCCTTGGCCTTATGAGTGCAATAGGAAGAACTAAACCAACTGTGTTGCTGAGTCATATTGATGCAGATAAAAAAGGTATTGAAGTTGTAGAAGCCTACTATACTTGGAGTTTGTTTTATCAAAATGGACCCATACAAATAAAAACAACAAGTAATGTGGACTTTGATTACCCAGGTCCCAAATACATTAGAATCAACTTTCAAAATCTAGCACATGCTCTACGCCTACGCGATAAAATGAACAAGTTATTTGACACTGATGAGTTCACAGTTGTGCGTATGGATTCTGGACGAGTAGAAATTTAAGCCATAAGAAAAGGACCAAGTTGTTGAACATTTACATGTTTAACTGTGCCCCAACAGCACCTTGATCCTTGACCCTGATTTGGCGTAATAAGGATGGCCTCCCTATTACAATTTAAATTATGTTACCAACAAGCGACGAGAGATACTCACCAAACCAGTAGCAAGTGTATTGCTCACTTGCATAGATATATTTATACAAATCCCCCACACATTCAACACCAAATACAGCATGTTTGGTCAATTTCGCCAAACGGAGCAAAAGTTAAGGGAATAAGACCACTTGTTTTTTACATTGAAGATAAGTATAATATAACATGTTATCGCCCAAACGATAGCAGTAGTTATTACCAACAATTAGGAGCGATTTATAATGGTATTCAAAGATCAATTTTATGCAGTGGTGGCTCAACACCGCGGTTACAGCAACCGTGACGGTTCAGCAATGACCACAATTACTTTGTGGGGCATAGACGATGGTAAAACATATACAACTTATGTTGTAGATGATTATCGCAATTCACAAAACTGGGGCTACATCACACGCAACCCAGACAATGGATTTTTAGTCAAGTTCCTTAACGGCAGGCTCAGTAAAGAACTACAAATAAACGCAGACTCTATTCCGCAGATACAAGACAAACTTGAATCTGTGCAAGGCATCAAAGATGTTTGCCGTAAGATTTGGAATGAAGAAAATACACCAACAACAAAAAGCAAAGTCACCAAAGAAGATGTCTTGGCACAAGCAGAAAAGTTATCTGCCATGGTCAAGGACTTGTTTGAATAATAAAGGCAAGACAAGAGTCTTGCAGGCTATGAACGATTCATAGCCATTTTAATTAAGGATTTAATTATGAACACACCAAAAACAATCATAGAGAATACGCTATGATTAATATAGATAAACTTTCTCTTAGAGAATTAGAAGCAATTGTAAAAACACAAGATTGGTTATTAGCATTGCTAACTGATCCAAAACTTGAAACCAAACGCAAGGATGCAATTAATTGGCATGAAACAGAGTATTTGCGAAAGCATTATACTGATGAAGGACATTTAAATTTTTGGGATACAAGAATTTGCAGTGCTAGACAGATGCATGATAAACATCCGTGGCCAAATGCTGAGTATATAAAATATGAACGCGATGGATCGTATTCTATGGTTAGAATAAATGGTGAATACTGGATTGATATTTGGGTCGCAACAAGTAAATGTCTTGATGAATATCATAACAAATATGGATTAGATGATTATTGTTTTCTTGAAGGCCTTGATGGTTGTTATGATGGTGTAGTGCATATGAGCACTGGGAGTTGATATGATTGCATTTTCATACCACAAAGACT